GTGGAGGCGGCGCGATGATCATTGACGAGACGCATGGCGAGGTAATCGTTGGTGCTGATTGTGAGGTGTTTGAGACGGCGATCCTGACGGGGCCGCTCACGATCGGTGATGGTGTCTACATTGGCCCGTATGCGGTGGTGGGTGCGCCGGCGCAGCATCGCGGATCGTATCCGTGTGGTGTCGGGTCGCCGCATCGCGCTGAGGGCGTTGTCATTCGTGATGGTGCGTGTATTCGCGAGTTTGTCCAGGTACATCAGGGAATCATTAGGCCGACGATTGTTGGTGAGGATTGTTTGCTGATGGCTGGCGCGCATGTCGCGCACGATTCGCAGCTCGGCGCTGGAGTGACGATGGGGAGCTTCAGTATCCTTGGCGGCTTCACGCTGATTGATGATGCTGCAACGTTCGGGCAGGGTGTCGTGACGCATCCGTGGACGATCATTGGGGAGCGCGCAATGGTCGGCTTGAACTCGAGCGTTGTGAAGGATGTGCAGCCGTATGCGAAGGTTGCGGGTGCGCCTGCACGATTGCTCGGGTCGAATACGCGTAAGGATGCTGCGCTGCCTAGCGATTATTCCGAGGATCTATTGTCGGATTCGGTGTGGGAGCGGTATGCGCGCCTGGCTGATTCGCAGCGTGAGGCACAAGGATTGTGGGCATGGCTAGACCACTCTTGATCATTATGAATCCGCGAAGGATTCCCGAGTGCATTAGTGCGCTTGAGGCGTTGCCGATTAGCAAGCTCTGGATTGAGCGTTATACCGAGCATCAGATAGCTGGGCTTCTGCCGGCTCTGATCGATGAGTGCGACTACGATCCGATTGGGATTATTTCGGATGATTCGCTTCCGACTGCTGATGCGCTCAGTCTTGTGCTGAAGCATTATGTGGACGGCGAAGTTGTCACGGCGTATTGCAATGTGGATGAGCGATCATCGATTGTGAATCTATCGGTTGAGCCTTTGGTTGTGCAGGATATGGCTACGTTGGATTGTTATACGATGCCGACGCGCGAGGATGTTGAGGCACAGTCTGATGCGAAGGTGCGTACGTGGTTTGCTGGGCATACGCTGACGTTTATGAGTCGCGAGTTGTGGCGGAAGTATCCGTTCGTGGCGATTGGTGGGGGGAATGGTTCGCAGTCGGATTATTCGATGTCGTGCAGGTTGCAGACGGATGGGGTTCCTATTTGGGCTGTGCGTGGCGCGTTTGTGCAGCATCTGAAGGCTCTTGTTGATCATGTGGAGCAGGATGGTGTTCGCCGGTTATTGATTGGTGTGGAGTCTCCTGGTATTCGGTGGGATCAGTGCGCGTAGTCGTTATGACGCCGAGCTTGCCGGAGCGCGCCGAGTTTCGTGCTGAGTGCGTGGAGAGTGTGAAGGCGCAGACGCTCGCGCCGGTGGCGCATGTTGTGATGCTGGATTATGAGCGTGTTGGCCCTGCGGTGATGCTGAACCGGATGCTGCCAGCGTGCATCGCTGCTGAGGCTGATTGGATTGCACAACTAGCCGATGATGATTTGATCGATCCGCATCACCTAGAAACGCTCGTCGCGCACTCGGACAAGGCGGATATCCTCTATTCGTATTGTCGCGTCACGGGTCGCGGTTTCAATCCGAATAGTCCCTTTGATGCTGATCGGCTCAGGCGCGAGAACTACATCCCTGCCACAACGCTAATCCGCACGAGTCTCTGCGAAGAGCTCGGATGGCGCGCTGATTCGGCGTACGGGTTTGAGGATTGGGATTTCTGGCTTCGCGCGCTCGACGCTGGCGCGCGTTTTGTGTGTGTGCCGGAGGAGACGTGGACGTACCGGTTTCATGGTTCTAACCTGTCCACGGGCGGGTAGAATACGAGCATGGCGATCACGAATGGCTATTGCACGCTCGCACAGGTAAAGGCTGCGCTTCGCATCACCGACTCGACGGACGATACGCTCCTCGAGGGCAGCGTAGAATCCGCGTCCAGGCTGATCGACGGTTACGCCATGCGGAGCTTCTACAATGCTGGCACCGCGGCACGCGTCTTCAGCACGAATGATTCGCTGTACGTGCAGACGGATGACATGGCGGGTACAGCCGTCACGATCGAGACGAGCACACTCGGCGATGGTGTGTGGGATGTCACTTTTGCCGCGACGGATTACCAGCTCGAGCCGCTGAACGGCACGCTGGATGGAATCACGTGGGCCTATGATCGTGTCCGCGCCGTCGGGGATTACGTGTTCCCGACGACAAGCGTCCTCCAGGGCGAAGGGCAGGCACTCGTGCGCGTCACGGCTGTGTGGGGGTGGCCGGCGATCCCGAAGGCGATCGAGACGGCGACAATCATCCAGGCGACGAGAATCTTCAAGAGGTTTGATTCGCCACTAGGCGTCGCTGGCTTTGGTGATTTTGGGGCTGTTCGTGTGTCGCGGTTTCTTGATCCTGATGTGGAGCAGCTCGTTCAGCCGTATCGGAAGATGCGGAACGCAAGGTGAGCGCGACCGTTGGCGAGATCAAGACGGCGCTCGCAGCGGCGCTCGGTACGATTACGGGACTGCGAGCGTATGATCGTCAGCCGGATAATCTGAACGCGCCGTTTGCGTTTCCGAGCCTGGAGACGATTGAGTATCACGGCGCGATGAGTAATGGTCTCGTCACGCAGACGTACCGCGTGTCTGTGATTGTTGGTCGGGCTGCGGAGCGCAGCGCAGAGGATCGTCTGGACACGTATCTATCTTACGATCAGGGTGGCATTCGGTATGCGATTGAGGCTGATCCGACGCTTGGCGGTTATGCTCGGACAAGTATCGTAGAGTCGGCGGGTAGCATTCAGACGATCGATGGTAACGACACTACGTACCTTATGATCGAGTTCCGCGTCATTGTGTACGCATAAGGAGACGAGATGGCGAAGCAGTACAAGGTTGTGGAGGGTTTTACGGTGTATGGGAAGACGGGTGGCGAGCTCGTCTCTGAGGAGGAGATTGGCAGCCTGGCGCTGCTTTGCGGGTTGCTGGGGTCTGGTCGGATCGTTTCTGTAGAACCGTCCAAATCGTCGGCTAGAATGACTAAGGAACACGACGACACCTTGAAGGGGGTCTAGCCAAGTGGCAAAGCTCGTATTGACTAACGCGAACGTGGTGCTTGGCGGCACCGACGTGAGCTCGTATGTCGCTTCGGTGACACTCAACATCTCCGTCAATGAGGTCGAGACGACCGCGTTCGGTACGGGTGCTGTCACTCGTGTCGGCGGCCTCCAGGACAACAGCGTGACGCTCGACATGCACCAGGACTACTCCGCGATCGAGGGCCTCGTCTATCCGCTGATCGGTTCGACGACTTCGCTCGTCGTCAAGCCGAACGGCACCGCCGTTGGTACCGCGAATCCGTCGTACACGATGACGCCGCTTGTCACCGAGTGGACGCCTGTCAATGGCGCCGTCGGCGAGCTCGCGACGGCTTCGATCACGTGGCCCGTGTCGGGTACCGTGACGAAGGCTGTAGCCTAAACTCATCGCACCCGCATGGGTGCTAGTTGGAGGGAATGAGGATGGAAGTTCAGTTCAAGATCAAGCCGAAGGGCGGCGCCACGGAGATGGTGACCGCCGAGCTCGTCGATGTCATCGCGTGGGAAGAGAAGTTTCAGCGCCCATCGACCGAGCTTGGCGGCGATACGATCTTCGCTCGCGACTTCGTGTGGCTCGCTTGGCATAGTGTTCAGCGCCAGGGCAAGACGAGCCTTGACTTCATGGATTGGGTCGCGACGCTCGAGGATATCGAAGGTTCCGAGTCGGCCCCTTTAGAGCACTCGGAGAATCCTCCTCCCATTGGCTGATCGCGAGTCTCGCGGTCGAGACGGGCATCGCGCCGAGCCAACTGTTGCTCGAGTCGGAGCGTATGCTTTGGACAATGCTCGGCTACATCAGGTGGCGAGCGGTTCACTCGCAAGGATAATGTGATGGCGCGCACAAGAGAGGTCAAAAATCTCCAGGCGACGCTAAAACAACTCGCAAAGTTCAATCCAGAACTGCTGAAAGAGTTGAAGAAAGATCTTACGCAGCAGGCAAAGCCTATCTTTGCGGATGTTGCGCGTAGGATGCCTCAGCAGGCGACTCCGAATTGGGGCGCTAATGGTCGTACGGGTTATTCTCGTGATCGTGCTATGCGCGGCTTGAAAGTTAGCGTGCGGTCTAGTCGTCGTGTGCGTGGAACTAAGGGCAGCATGGCTGTTATCAACCTGACGAATACGAATGCTGGTGGCGCTATTTGGGATCAGGCAGGATCGAGAGGGAACTATTCTCCTCCGGTACAGCGTGGCCAACAGTTCGTCAGGCACCTTGATCGTTCTACGGGTAGAGGAGCGCAGCGCGGTTTGTGGCCGGCGAGCGTTAGTCGTCTCGACGAAATTCGCGACGAGTTCACATCAAGCATTCGCAAGACTGAGCGCGAGATCAATATGACCCTAGCGCGTCGGTAGAATACTCTTATGGCTCTAGTTGTTCCTATCGTTGCTGATACAAGTGGCCTTGCTCGAGGACTAAAGGGTGCTGGTGGGAACCTTGCACGCTTCGGAAAGATCGCAGCTCTAGCCATTGGTGCTGGTGTTACTGCCGAGCTGTATAAGAGTGTGAAGGCGGCTGCGGAGGCGGAGAAGAGCACGCAGGCACTCCGTGGTCAGTTGCAATCGCTCGGTAAAAGTGATGATGTCAATAAGTTGCAGGAGCAGTTCACGCAGCTTGCGACGACGATGGGTGTGGATGATGAGGCAGCGTCGCGCGCGTTCACGACGATCCTGCGCCTTACGGGTGATTCGACGAAGGCGATGGAGGGCCTCAACCTTGCGCTGGATCTTTCTGCGAATACGGGTTTTGCTGATCTTGAGAAGAATGCGATGCAGGTTGGTCGCGCGATCAATGGCAATACGCGCCTGTTCAAGCAGTTCGGCATTACGGTGGATGAGAATACGACGAAGCAGGAGGCGCTCGCGATTGTGCAGCGTCGTGTCCAGGGTCAGGCCGAGTCGTTTGGTGCGAGTGCTACTGGTTCGTTCCAACGCTTCAATGAGGCGGTGGAGAATCTGCGCGAGTCGATTGGTGCTCCGCTGGTGATCGCTTTGGCGAATGCTGCTAGTGCTGTTTCAACATTCTTGAATAGGTTTCGTGAGCAGCCGACGCTTGAGGCCAAGATTCGTGTTGTGATTGGCACGCTTTCTGATGCGGCTGGTCGCGCGTATCGTGATGTATTGACTTGGTGGAATACGACTCAGAAGATCGATCTTCCGGCGCGTGTCATTCTGATTCCAAGTGGTCGCCAACAATTCGATACATTCTTCAAGGGTATTGAGGCGAGTGCGAATCAGGCTGGTAAGAATGCTGCTGGGCTTCTGATTGGTTCCTTTAGTAATACGGGACGTAAGCAAGCGACTTCTCAGCTTAGGGGGATTTTTGATCAGGTCTTCAGTATCTGGCAGTTCACATTCAAGATCGGCGGCGGCACACTTGCGAACGAGTTTGTTTTGGGTTGGGTTGAGCGTCTTGGTGGATTGTATGTAGACATTGCTCAATCATTGAGTGAACTATTTACGAAGGCAGTCGATAGCGTGACTAGTTCACAAACGTGGAAGGATCTTGGGCGTGATCTTGCAGAGTCAATAATTACCGGCCCTCGTGTCAAGGCTGCCGTGACAAAACGGAACATCATTACGGACACGGTGCGTGCTGCGATTCAGGATGCGCGTCGTCAGCTCCAATCGTTCGGCTCTAATCTCGTGTCGTTCATGTCGCAGAAGCGTGCTGCGCTGCTTCGTGTGGCTGGTGGGCCGACGGGTGCTGAGGCGACTGCTGAGCAGCGGCGTATTGAGGATGAGCGGTTCAAGATCGCAGAGAAGGCGGCTCGAGACGAACTCGCAAATGCTGAAGACAAGACGAGCGCGCAACTAGATTTGGATCAGCTCCTCCTCGATCGTCAGATGACGCTTCGTGAGCGCGCACTCGCTGATGCAGAGGAGACGGACAAGAAGACCATTGATAACCTCATCGAGCAGTTCAATCGTGGACTGATCTCGGCGGCTGACTTCTCCAATCAGTTGAAGGGGTATCTTGGCTCGGACTTCGGCTCTGAGCTTGGCATTGCTTTCTCTGGTGCGTTTGAGCGCGAGTTGCAGGGCGTCCTTGCGCTTGTGGCGGATATTGCGCGTGTTGCTGGTCAGGGTCAGCCGATCGCTCCAGAGGCGCCTGGCGTGTCTGCTACTCAGCGTGCTGAGAATCAGCGTCGCTTTGAGGCTGATCTTGCGTCGTGGACGAAGCGGCGCGCTGATCGGTTGAAGGCTGCTCAGGATTTCCGTAAGCGTCCGGGTAGTCCTGGTGGCGCGACTATTACGAGTGCTGAGGCAGAAGAGATTCGGAAGATCATGTCCGAGTGGGACGCATCGAATCGGAAGCCTCAGCGGTCTGCGTATGGCTTGGCGATGGGTGGCATTCTGAAGAAGCAGGTCTTTACGGCTGGTGAGGCTGGTGCTGAGGCTGTCATTCCGCTGAACTCCACTTCGGCGATGAATATGCTTCGTGACGCTGTGGGTGGTGGTCAACCGGGGCATACGCAGGTGATCAATCTGACGGTCAATGCTGGGCTGGGGACTGATCCTGACGAGCTCGGTCGCGTCATCGTCGAGAGCATCAAACGATTTGAGAAGCGGAACGGACAAGCCTTCAGCGCGCCGCTATTGTCGGTGACGCAGAATATCGCTGGTCAGACGGCGACGGGTAGCACGAAGACGGATTTCAATCGCGTGACGACGCTTCGTAAGGGCTAGCCTCGTGCCGGCGCCTGATGTTCTCGTCCAGATCGGCGGAAGCGGCACCGCGTTCTACGATGTGACGTCGTATACGACGAGCGTCACGATCTCGCGAGGATTGTCGCGCGAGCTTGACAGGTTCACGACGGGTAGCGCGAACCTGTCGTTTACAAATCAGACGCGCGCCTTCGATCCGTTCTACACCTCGTCGCCGTTCTATCCGAACATTCAACCGCGAAAGAACATGAAAGTAAGCACCATCGTGAGTGGCTCGACGGCGGTGCAGTTCACGGGACTCGTGGAGGATTGGAGTCTTGACTTTGAGGTAGAGGGCGACTCTACAGCGTCGGCTGCGTGTGTGGATGGGTTCATCCTGTTTGGTGGGCAGCAGTTGAATCAGCATACGGCGACGGCTCAGACGACGGGCGCTCGGATTGGAGCCGTGCTGGATCGAACGGAGGTGGCGTGGTCTGCTTCGTTGCGTGATCTTGACACGGGCGTCCAGACTCTCCAGGCGGATGTGGTAGAGCAGGGCCGCGAGGTACTCGAGTACTTGCAGCTCGTCGCCGCTTCCGAGCCTGGACTGCTCTTCATGTCAAAGGCAAACAAGGTGACGTTTCGGGATCGCAATGCCGGCGCGCTCGCTCCTGGTACTGTCGTCTTCTCGGATGCTGGCACGGCGATCCCGTATACGGACATTGAGATTTCGTATGGCACCGAGCTGCTCTACAATCGTGTCGGTATCACTCCGATCGGCCTTGAGACACAACTCGCGTCGAACGCGACGAGTCAGACGACGTACGGAGTGCAGAGCCTCGAGGTCAATGGTCTCCTCTTGCCGCTGGGTGCTCAGGGAACCGCTGACGCTGCCGCCCTCGCCGCATACTACGCGAATAAGTATGGTGATCCGGATTTGCGATTCAACGCGATTGCCGTAGAACTAGCCGCACTCACCGCAACGCAGCAGAGCGTCGTGCTCGCCCTTGAGCTTGCAGATATCGTCACGATTCAATTCCAACCCAGCCGCGTCGGTGATCGCGTATCGAAGGCTGTCCAGATCATCGGCATCCGGCACCAGATCCGACCAAAGCAGCACACAGTCGAGTTCATGCTCGCATCGACGGATACCGTCGCCTTCGTCTTCGGATCGAATAGTGATCCGATCGCAAACCCCGTCAGCCTCTTCGCCGGTGGAACTGTCGTCGGCTCGCCCTTCGGACTCTAACAGAAACGGTAGAATACGCTCATGCCTTGGACTACACCAGGAACCGCCGTCGCCGGCGACGTACTCACCGCAACACGTTGGAATACTGATGTACGCGATAACTCGCTGATGGGGAATCCGGTTTTCACAAATGAAGCCGCACGAGACGCAGCAATAACTTCTCCTGTTGAAGGGCAGCGTTGTTATCTAACAGCTCCTACTGTTCCTGCTGCTGCCGGAGGATCAACAGTTCTACCAACAGGCGTACAGACTATCTACAATGGTTCGGTTTGGGTTTGCATAACTCCTGTAGCGTCATTTACGTCAAATTCTGGAACTTATGCGAATACTGCATATGGATCGGTTTTGAGTGGTTCTCCAGGAACAAATCCAACGGTTACACTGGTTACGGGGACTTCTGCTTTAGTTACTTTTTCTGCTCGTATGACAAACGCTACTGGTGGTGCTCAGACTTTTCTCAGCGTTGCTGTTAGTGGAGCTGGAACGGTAGCTGCAAGTGACGATTGGTGCGTGAAATTTGATTACACAGCAGATCCGGGTGGAGATGTCACATATACGATGTCTACGATCATTGGTGGCCTAACAGCTGGGACAAATACATTCGCCTTGAATTATCGATGTTCGGGTACGATGACTGCTTCATTTAGGCGCATTCACGTGCAGGGAATTGCATAAGTGGCGTTATGAGTGACGCTGAGATTGATCGTATCTTTCGTAGTCTTGACAGGATCGAGGCGCGTCTTCTCAAACTAGAGGAGCGTGAGGCGATGCGTCGCGGGTCTGATATGACGAAGGGCCAGCTCGTCGGGATTATCGCTACCATTAGTGCGGTGACGGGTGCCGTGACGGCAGTCGTCTCGCAACTCATCTAGAGGAGGAAAGCATGTCGAACATTAGTCCCAAAGTGACGGCCGCTGCTATTGCTGCGGCGCTCGTCACGATCATTGTGTGGGGTGCTGGTATGGCTGGTGTTGAGATTCCCGAAGTCGTCCAGGGCGCCATCATCACGATCATCGTCGCTGCCGCTGGTTACCTCGTGTCTGATCCTCGCCGCTCGTGACGCATCGTCAGGCAGCCAAGATTGCGCTTCGTGATTATGCGAAGCGTGCCGGCATCCAGATCCCCAAAGGCTTCAACCTCTCCGACACGTATGGGAGTGCGGCGCGCGAGCTGTGTAAGCGTGTGCAGAAGAAGAATCGCATCAAGCAGACGGGCGATCTCACGCCGAAGACGCTTCTGGTGATTGGCAAGGATCTTCCGGGATCGTTGCAGGAGCGCGCGGTGTGGTGTATGCGAATCGTCGAGGGGCCGCTCGAGACGCACGGCAATAATCGTGGCCCGTACGTTGAGGAGATTCAGAAGCTCGGCTCGCAGCTCTCGCCTGGCGCGTGGCCGTGGTGCGCCGCGACTACTTCGTGGGCTTATCGGTGTGCGGGTTGGAAGAGCTGGGCAGCGTTCTGCAAGGGCATGAATGAAGCATTCGTGCCTGATTGGGTCGCCGCTGCCGAACAGAAACGGTATGGCATGAGTATTGTCTCGTGGCGCTCGAGCCGGACTGGTGATGCGATCACGTACCAGTTTGATGAGGATAAGCAGCAAGATCACATTGGCTTGCTCGTCACTCGTCCGAATCTTGTGACGGGCGCGTGCGTCAGCATTGAGGGCAATACGAGCTCGAGCGAGTACGGGTCGCAGGCGGATGGTTCTGGCCTCTGGCGTCGCAATCGGAATGCGAAGCCGCCTCAGATCCTGATCCGTATCACGTAGGAGATTCTGCTCGCGTGGCGTACGCTATGACGAGCGAGCCTGGAGGAGCGTATGAGTCTGTTGGATGAGATCACGAGTGAGAATACGAAGCCGCGGCATGATTGCATGGTGTGTTTTTGTATTCGCGACATGAGCAGAGAGGATTCGGCAGAGCTCGTCTCGTGCCTTGCCGACGCTACATACACCGCGACAAGTATCGCGCGCGTATTGAACGCTCGAGGATACCCGATCCATGTTGAGGGTAAGCAGATTCGTCGGCACCGGAAGATGTGCATATGAGTCTCCGCGACGACATCGAAACGGAACACAAGAACGCAGACCTTGAGAAGACGCTGCGCCGATTGCAGCGCCAGCTCGCGGATGCGAAGGCGAAGAGTGCAGACCTAGTAGCGGCGGTTGAGGCGGCTGCTCGTGATGCTGCTCTGATCGCGGGGCCTGCAAAAAGCGTACCGTTTCCGCCGAAGCGGAAACAAGGAGGAAAGCGCGCCGAGATCGCCCTCTTGCACTTGACGGATTGGCAGCTCGGGAAGCACACGACCTCGTACGATACGGATGTGTGTCGCGAGCGTGTCCATCGCGTCGTCCAGAAAACGATTCGCCTGGCCGGGATTCAGCGCGCCGCGCATCCGGTGGATGAGATCATCGTGATGCTCGGCGGCGACATGATCGAGAACATCCAGACATTCCCAGGCCAACCATTCGAGGTTGATTCGACCTTGTTTGGGATGGTCTTTGAGGCGGCAAACCTCATCGAGGAGGTATTGCTAGCTCTGCTCGCCGAGTTCAAGACCGTCAGGGTTTACGAGGTTGCAGGAAATCACGGAAGAATCGGAAAAAAGAGCGATGGCGTTCCCGACAATTGGGATCGAATCCTGTGTCGCATCGTCCGTGATCGTTTGTCGCAGGATCGGATCGAGTGGCACGAGCCTTCGTCCTGGTACGAGATCGTCGAGGCTGGCGAGTATCGCGCGATGCTTGTGCATGGTGATCAGATCAAGAGCTTCGGCGGCAACACTCCCGCGTTCGGCATCATTCGGAAGAGCACCGCGTGGAGCAGCGGCGTCACCGAATCCTTTGATGATGTCTACCTCGGGCATTATCACCATGTCAGTCAGTTCCAGTTGCCGAATGGTGGTCGCGTCTTCATGACGGGATCAACGGAGAGCGGCAGCGAGTATGCGCGCGAGTTCGTCGCCGCAAAGGGACGACCATCGCAACGCCTCCACTTCATCGACCCCGAAGCCGGCAGAGTGACCGCCGAATACATCATCTGGCTCGACTAGGTTTGTTACGCACGCGCGATCCTAAATGAACGCAACAAAAAAGCCCCCCGCCTCCTGAGAGGCGAGGGGCCGCGTGAGAGATGCTAGTTGAGGTAGAACTCGGAGAGCTTGTAGTGCGCGGGATGGCGGAGCTTGAGATCATCAGCCTGATTTTCGTTCTCAATGACGAAGTTATGAGCGTGATGATCGACCTTGCCGACGATCATGCCGTGATCGGCGAAGAGTGCGACCTCAAGATCGTTGAAGGTGGCGCGTTGGATCGACTCGAGGCGTCCGAACGTGTCGCGCCGTCCCTTCGGGCCGCTGAGAACGAATGCCGTCCAGAGTCCGTCCTTGACGATGATCGGGAAGCGGCGCGGCTTGTCGTGATGGTTGTGGCTGATGGTCGGGATTTCCTCGGTGTAGAGGATCGTCATCTGTGCGGTGGTGGTCGTCATGGCCTGCTCCTTGTTTGTGGTGGGTGCCATGCACGAATGGTAAGGGTAATTCGCCCCCATGTCAAGCGTATTGACAACATTGGTTATTCGCCAAGGAAGCACGGCTCGGTCGGGAAGAACCCTTCCACGCGACCACTCACGCCTTGCGAAGATCCTGGCGTTCCAAAGAGGCGTCGCCATTCTTCGATTGTGTAGAGCTCGCCGTCCCAATCCGCTTCCGCGGCTCGACTAATCGGCTTCCAGGCTCGTTTCGGTGCGCGGATGCGAGTGATTCGCGCTGGCTCCGCAGTACGCGCAAGCCGAGCAGAAGCACAAGCCGCAATCAACTCGTCAGCCGCCGCGGGATACTCGCGCCTAATCTTCGACATCATCACCGCCGTAAGCGCGCGATGCCCATTCGTGTACTTGAAGACATGCGAATCACCCACACCCAGCACACGCGCAAGCATCATCGTCGAAACACCATGCTCAAGCATGATCAGACTCGCCGCCGAACGCCTCCCCTGCACTACTCAGCCCCACGCTCAGCACTCGCAGCCGAGCGCAACGCGCCAGCCTCAACGCGAAGCTGCTTCGCCTCCGCCTTCAATCGTCCCCGCAGGACGCGCGTTTCCAGGTTGCGGCGGATCTTCTCCGAGCCGAGGCGCTTGCGTCGCTTGTTACTCATCATCGGGCCTTTCATCGTGGTGGACTCGGGACTCTAGTCCGAGCTCGAGGTTCGTGTCAAGAGGTGCCGGCCTCGTGTCTCGATCGAGGAGACAACGAGGCCGGCGAGCGGGGGAGGGAATCCGCTCCCCCGCATTATCCCGTACTATTCGGTGGGCGGCGCGGGCTGGCTCGTAGTGGTGGCAGCTCGCGCCGCTACCACATTCGCGACGGTCTGATGCGACACACCAGCCAGGTCGCTGATCGTCCTGAGCGAGAGTCCGCCGATGCTGGCCGTGACGATGAGCGCGTCACGCTCTTGCTTCGCAGCGCCCAGGACGCTCTCCGCACTCGCGACAAACGCGGCAGCCTTCGCGAGCTCGTCCCTGATCGTCATGCTACTCGTCATGTCGTCTGCCTTTCCACGAATCGCTTGGCGAGCTCGAGCGAATCCTTCATCGTCACCTCATCACCCTGATACGTGACGACGTGATACCCGTTATGGCGGCGCGGATGACGAGTGATCATCCACTCACCACGACGCCACACATCCCACCACCGATCAGACCCATACGACCACTCACTCATCACGCCTCCTCCTCTTCTTCGATCATGCGAATACGATCCGCAATCCAAAAAGCGACCGTCGTGACGATCGCATCACCACACGCCGCATACCGCTTAGAATCCGGCGCCTTCACACCAGGCGGAGCCGTCCACCCATCAGGAAGTCCCATCAAGCGTTCACACTCAAGCGGCGTAAGACGCCGGACGCTAGCCTGCTCGCTAATGATGTTCTGAGCGTGATGACTATTGATGCTCGGCTGATGCTTCTGCAAGCACCGCGCCGTATCAACCGGAGTCGCGCTAAACGTGTTCGCAGCATTATCCTCGCGAATGCTATACGCCTGCGACACGTAAGCTCCGGCAATGTCCGTTGTGCGTTGTCCGCCCTGCGCGTTCGTGCAAAGCGTGCCGGCAACCTCATCATCATCTTTGCTCACGCCATGCGCCTCGACGATGATTGCACCATCGTCGCATGTCGTGTTGATGCCTTTTCCGTATCGCTTAGTCAAAGCTCCTGCCTCTCTGTTTTCTTGTCCTGCTCCGAATGCGATCGTGATGTAGTCGCTATCACTCCTGCCCCCCCCCCCCGAAGTCTTGACCAGACTGTTCGGAGTACATCCGCGTCAAGGTTCCCGTCGGAGTCTCGTCTACTCGTCCGTGGGTTCCAACGATGGGTGTTCCGCGACCGGTGCCGTCTTCAGTCGCACCCTTGGCAGAAGCCTTTGTCAGCGCGTGCAAAACGTCGCCCATCACTCCTCCAACGCTGCCACACTCTTCAGAGCTCGCTCTAGTGCTTCGGGTAGTTTCCGTCCACGCCTGCCAGCCCGACGAAGTATCCCCGCCGCTGCTCTCGAAGAGAGCGCGTAACGCGAGTCGGCTCGCTCCTCGAGAATCATACTTAGCGTCGGTTCGACGGGCAACAATGAAGACTCGCCTACGACGCTGCGGAACTCCGAAGTATC